AATTCATGAAGATGTTTGGAGCAAACACCACCTTTATTCATTTCAATTCTATGAAACTCAAGAACACCATTCATTTCAATCTGTTCTGTAAGTCCCCATACTTTACCTGCTTTCATGCCATTTCCTTGCATCTTCTGGAGTGTTAATTTCTATTCCATTCCATTCTACACTAGTTACGCCGATTTGTACACCATTTTTTAACCATCGTAGTTGTTCTAGTTTCTCGATCTCTTCTTCCTTTTCTATTGGAAGTCTTGGATATAACTCTAACATATTTCTTTTATAACCATATACACCTAGGTGCCAATCTCCGTATCCTGTTATGCCTCTCCCAAACCAAAGTGCTTGATCTCCGGCTCTAATCATTTTTACTGAGTGTGGATCATCTTGCTTATCTTTTGGCATAGGTGTCCATACAGTTGTCACCTCATAATTTTTTAAATGCCAATGAACATCGTTTATTATTTCTGGTGTTACGTCTGGCATGTCACCTTGTACATTGATATATTGATCATAGTCTAGTTTTTCTAAGGCAGCACCAGCACACCTCTCGGTTCCATTATTAAATTCTCTGTTGTCATATATCACATGCTTGAGTGGAATCGCATGTGCAACAGATCTATGATCAGTAAGTACATACGTATCAAATCCAGTCTTAACGCAAGCATCATAAACTCTACGGATCATTGTCGTTCCGCCAAGGTTACATAAAGGCTTACCAGGAAATCTACTCGATTCGTATCGAGCTGGTATTAGTATTGCTGTAGACTTCAAATCAAGCCTTCCAAAATTTCTAATACTTCCTTACTACTATCTGCTATACCAATATCGATAGCACTCTTTACACATGTTCTTGTAAAATCTAAGCTAAATCTATTGCCGCTTCCATCCATTCCTGTGTTTATTAGATATACGTTACAGTTTCCATTAGTTATTTTATCCATTAGCATATCACTATAAACTTTAACTGGTCGTGGCATAAACGGAGATCCGTAACAGGGCGAGAATATTTTCTTTATCTCATCGTTACCAGCTTCAGTTCCTGGCATTTGACTTGTGTAACCAGTTTCAAAGAAACGTCTAACCGTATCACCACTTATTTTACTGACAGGCGGAAACCGGCCCGTTGCATCCATAGTTAAGAAGAATATGTTATCAGGATGACCAAACTGTTCTTGATCTATCCAAGCGTTGCTAACACAATCTATAGGATAACTTAGTCTTGCGTTTGAAGCACCAGGATTTTCTACTACAAGAGTTTTTTGTTTTCTTGCTTCTTCAACAGCATTAAAAATAGTTGGGTGAGTTTTTTGAGTTAATCCTTCTGACTTAGCATAACAGCCAGTTTCTATAATACGAATTCCTTCATCGTTCCATGATACTTCATCGTCAGATATAAGACGAAACTTTGGATCACTACTCAATGTTGTCTTGCCGGTGCCACTCAATCCAAACATAAGGTTTGTTTTATTTTCATAAGTAAACGCTGCACAATGCATAGGAAGAATATTTTGATCTGGTAGTTCAAATCCTAAGATACTAAACACACCTTTTTTAATCTCACCTAAGAACGTTGTGCCAGCAATAAGCATGATGTGTTCATTTAGATTCACGGCAATAGCTGGTGGAGTATTCATCTCAGTGTTATGCAAGATAGTCCAGTCTGCACAGTGATCATAAGGATTATCAACTACAGTAAACATATTACGAACAAACTGTGCGTGGCGATCATCATTTGTTTCTACACGAAAGCACATTCCAGATGTATAAAATACTAAGTTATGATCTAAATCATACTCATCGAAATCAAAATAAAATTCCCAGAAGTATTTTTCTTCGCCTATCTTATTGTACTTAGGCCTAGACAAATCAAGATGTGTTGTTCTAGATCCGTAATGTACTTTTCTTTCAGGACTTCTTCCTGTAGGTTTAGTTGTTATTTCTATGTTGGGCATAACTAAATTCCATTATATTTTCTATTACGTTATCAAAGTCAGTGAGCTTGAGCATGTTTGGGCCATCAGATGGCGCGTTGTCTGGATCGGCATGTACTTCTAAGAAGAAATTAGATACGCCAAGAGCAGCAGCAGCACGAGTAAGACCTGGGACCCAAGCACGATTGCCACCTGAACTTTCACCGCTTCCACCAGGTTTCTGGCATGAGTGTGTTGCATCAAATACAATCGGAACGCTATAGTTATCAAGCATGTACTGCAAACCATTAAAATCGACAACAAGATTATTATAACCAAAGCTCGTTCCTCTTTCTGTTATCCAGACTTCTTTAGCTCTTTTAGTCTTAGATAATATACCGTCTACGTCCCATGGCGCTAGGAACTGACCTTTTTTAATATTTATGATCTTCCCAGTCATACATGCTTCTACAATCAAGTCAGTTTGCCTGCATAAGAAAGCAGGTATCTGTAACACATCAATTGCAGTATCGCTGCCGTGATATGATAGCGATCTTATTTGTTCAACAGTATGTACGTCTGTTAAAATTTTTAATCCTGGTATATTATGCTTTAGATCAACAAAGGCGTGTAACGTTGGTGGTAAGCCAAGTCCACGTACACTATCCTTTGAGGTGCGATTTGCTTTATCAAAGCTGGCTTTAAATATATACTCAACACCATACTTATCACATATCTGTTTACAGTGTTCAGCAATATACATACTCTTTTCAAGAGATTCGTGTTGACATGGTCCTGCAATAATTCTCATCTATCCATTCCTATAAACATATTCTAATGCACGATCGGCTTCTACTTCCATAGGCCGGCTTTCGTACCAGTTACCAGTTTCTTTATCAAACTCTTTACACAGCATAGAAATTTCAGATGTTGTGATTGGATAGCTACGTTTGATTGCGTTACCAGCAATTGCTACCATGATTTGATACATCTTACTGTACCATCCTGTGTTACTTATAGTCATATAATCTGATGCTAATTTCTTTGGCCAAAACGGGCAATCGTGGTAACTTGACCACACAACATTATGATTATCCATTTGTGACTTACGGTGTTCAATTACTTGCTTTGCCCATTCAGGTGGTAATCTATCTATGAAGTTATTAGAGTGCTTCTTTTCTTCATATGGATACTTAGCCATAAGTTCTTCAGGATCTATAGGATAACCAACATGATTACTAAATATGAAATTGTGAGAACCAATGTAACTACCAGGGATGTAATACATCCGAGACAAGTCCTTAGTCTGCTTATCTCCGATGTCTCCGAGATCTGAGTTAAGTGCGTACCAGAAATGTCGAATTCGTACTCCATCAACTGGTCCTGTAAGTGGAAAAACAAGACGAAACTTCGGTAGATCACGAGTGGAACTAGCAGTACTATAACAAATAAATTTATGTTGGCCAAAACGATCCAGAAGTTCATTCTCTAGATCTCCTTTAAATTCATGATCATCAACGTCAACAGCCGCCCAAGCTCCCCAGCTAAGTACATTTCTGTTGGCCCGAGTAGTTCCTTCCTCGTACGTAGCCGGTGATATAAGTTGCGCATCTTTCTTTCCTTTTAAAGGTTGTCCTGCTAGTTTATATAGGAACTTTTCAAAGCTCGTCCATTCACCGAAGTCAAACCTCTTATGAGTCTTGTTGTCAAACTGACTGTTAAATACTGTTACCGTATAATACATTATGCAAAGAAATCCTCCAATGTAGCGACCGGCTCGTCAGACCAACCTACGGCATCGAGGATTGGGCGGAGCGGTTCAATAAAAGTCTTATCAAACATTATACCATAGTCTATATAGGTTTGTAAACCAATTTCTTTCGGTAAAATGCCAGGAAATGCAATAACATTTTCTCTGATAGGATTAGGAGTCTTGAGGTAACAGAACTTAATCTTTTCACCATTCTTAATTGTTTCGTATTTACGACCAAGCGAGTTTTGCTTGATAGCATTATTATATAGTAATGAGCCACGGACATGTATTGGGCAGCCTTTACTATATATGTTCTTACGGTCTTTCCATTTATCGATCTGAGTAACTCCGCGAGGAAATGAGATGTTTTCTGGTGGGAGTGATGAGAACTCATTACGGAAATTACGGATAAATTCTTGTACGTCAGATTCAGAACCTTCGATAATAACCTTAAAGATGTCTTTGAACTTGTTACGGACAACTTCCGGTGTAGATGACTTGATAGCTTCGATACCCATCATCTTAAGTTTTGGTGTGGCGTACTGTACACCTTCAGAGTTATGTACGTTGAGTATGTATCGTTTCTTTGCTGTCCATATACCACGATCGGCAATAACCTCACGATCCATTTCCATACGAGAGGTGTAGCCATTCATCATATAGAAGAATTCCTGATAGGTTTTATCAAGGACAGGTTTAAAATGATCTGAACAGATTTTATCGAGGAACTTGACTGGATCCTTTGGCGCAAACTTGTTTACAACTGGACCCATGTTAATATAAACGGAATCGGTATCAATTGCAATAACGTAGTCTTTGTTGCTACCAAGTAGCTTTTGCATTTCTTTGTTAATTGCTTGTTCAGCCCAACGGATAACTGTTTGGCCAGTAAGTGTAACTGATTCAGCCAAAGCGTTATCGAAATACTTAAAGTATTTGTTAGCCAATGCACCATACAATGAGTTAAGCAGGATTTTGATGGCCATCTGATTGTTTTCAAGCTGGTTTATCGTAGATTCCAGAGCTTTGTCTTTTGCTTGCTCATACAACGATTGTGTCTTGAGCATTTTCTTTTTAATGACTGTACGTTCAGAATAATAATCAACAATCAGTTCAGGTATAATACCTTGAGACTTTTTAGTAAATGGTACACCAGAAGCACATATAGCATAGTCTTTGCATATTTGTTTATTGCGATCATGATCCAAATAATAATCAGGTCCTTGAGGAAACCGATAAGTGTAGTCTTTATATAAAGTTTCTGGTGATATGTTTTGTTGTACAATAATATTAGGATACAGAGAATTTAAATCAAAAGATACAACCCAATCATGTGCACCAACTTGTGGATCTTTTACGTAACCACCAGCAATAGACTTACGTTCATTATCAGGATTGCCAAAGACGGGATATGGAACATTCTTAATTTGAGTTATTGGTGAAACAATGTTCTTACTGAGAAGCCTGCGATAGATAATAGATTCCCATATGTTTGTTACACCAAACACAGCATTTAAGTTAACACCACCTCTGTACGCCATCGTTAAGGCAAGAGAGATAAGCCCCATCTTCTGGTCAATACGATCTACAAGTTGTACGTCTTTAATATTATAGTCAATAAACTTTTGGTGATCTTCTTTATATAACGTGTACAGATTACCATGTTCTTCGTAAGATAACTTACGTTCACCAAGAACCACGTAACCAATATGATCAAGCTTATATGATTCTTGATTGCCATACGAATATCCAAACTTTTGAAATAACTCGAGATAATCAGCTGTTTGAATACCAACCAATTCGAAAGTTAATAACTCACGCTGCATTTTTCTGACTGTACGTTCGTTGACCATGTTCCAAGGAGATAACCGGCGTGCAGCTTCTTCGGATCCGATCATGCGAATACGATTTACAAGGTATGGAATATCAAAGAAATCAGAGTTCCAGCCAGTAATAACATCAGGATAGTTCTTTGTCCAATAACCAAGAAACTTGGCTAGCATATCTTCTTCTGAGTTACAATGGTGATACTGAATCATATCACCTTTCATATCTATCTGTGTTTTTTCATAGTCATAAGCATCGAGTCCCCATACCTGATAGATAGAGGACTTACTTGATTTCAATGCAATAGAGATGATAGGATACGCGGCTTCTTCCGGTGTAGGGAAGCCGTCATCAGATGCAACCTCAATATCGAAGTTAACTACGTTGATGTGATTCACATCGAACTTAATGTCATCTGGATATAGATCTGTAATAAATTGGTGGATATAGTTTGTGGTACCAAAGATCTTAAAGTTTTCTGTGCCTTTGTATGTTTCAACAAAGTCCTTTGCTTCAGACATTTTCCTGAAGTTTATTTCTTTTAGGTCGTGACCTTCAAAGGATTTGTACTCGCCTTTTTCTTTGACGGGTACAAATAGCTTAGGTTCAAACTTATGTTTCTTTGAAATCTGTGTACCGTTATCTGTGTATCCACGGTACAGGATAGAATTGCCATAGCGATTGATGGACGTGTAGAATGCCAAAAAATAAACCCTCCAATGTTGGATCTATTCTACCATAAAAAAGGGGGCTTGTAAACCCCCTAAATTTATTTTTTTTCTGAAACAAACTCATATAGTTTTTCGGCTTGAGCTTTGATTTCTTCTGGTGTAATTGCCTTTGGAATATACTTTTGGTATGCTTCTGCCAGCTGTTCAGAGTTTTCCTTATGCATCTCCATCATTTGGTGTGCTAGGCTCATCTGATTTTCATATGCTTTGTCAAGCATATCTTTTGCCATGTTTAATACGTCATAGCGAATTTGAAATGGATTTGTCATGTGTGTGTGTTTCCTATGTGTTGTGTTTGAAAGGGGCCATTACAGCCCCTCTTGGTTTTATTTGCCGCCCTTTTTCTTTTCGTTAGGGCGCCTTAGGTATGTATGATCTGGATCAATCATCTTTTCAACTTACTTATTTCTAACATACACTGTTTAGCTTCTTCGTGGAAACCAAGAGATGTTAAGTGCGCTGCTGCTCTAGCGTATCCAACGACCTCAAATGAGGTTGCAATGCTCTGCCAGATTCTCCCGATAAAAGAAGTGCCACCAATATTAATAGTTTCATCATGATACATTATACCCAACCTCTTAGGTTAGTATTCATATCGGAATCCATACGTGCTATGGAATGGATATCACCTCTATTAATTCCAATGTCATTTAATTCTTGATCAGTTAGTCGCCTTAGTTCTTCAATCGTTCTACGATATTGCTTGCGTTTAGTGTATGATTTAGTTATCTTCAGTAAGAAGTTGCTTAGTACCTTTGTCATTTATTTTTTCCTCGTAATGACCTATTGTGATTTTACGAGGACGCATTTCTTCTGGGATGACGTAACGCAATTTAATTGCCAGTACTCCATCCTGAATATCTGCTCCGTTTACGTGTACGTGTTCAGACAGCCTAAAGGTTCGTTTAAATTTCTTTGTTGAAATGCCACGATGGATAAATTCTCTGCCTCTAGAAACATGTTCACCTGTAACAGTCAAGGTTCTGTCTTTGACTTCTACAGATAGTTCATCCTTACTGAATCCAGCCACGGCCATTTCAATCAGATAATCTGATTCACCTTCTTTAATAATATTGTGGGGTGGATAATGATCCTGTGCATGTTTGGCTGTCCATTCAAGTTCATTGAACAGATGGTCGAAACCTACAAAAGATGAACGCGGAAATAGTGAGTGTACGCCTGTCATTGTTATCTCCTTATGTCAAGCAAGATTGTTTAGAGCCGGATTATCCGCACTCCGATTGTATTTATATAGTTATTGCTATACCGAATTTAAATAGCCGGTATTCATTTATTTCCAATATTATACTTCGGACACAGTTCCCACTGGTCCTTTTCTTTATAAGAAATTATTTTAATCTGCCTCAGAGGAGCAACGTTGAGTTCTTCTTTACGAACAAAATCAATAAGACCCCAGTCGCTCAACAATGTAGCAATAGTATTCCTACGTGCAATATCGTTTTCTTCTAGATTAGCTTTCTTACCGTCCAACATAAACAGCTCTTTAAAGTGTACAATAAAGTACCGGCCTTGTTTATGCAGGATGTGACAGGATTGAAATAACTTACGATCTTTGCGTGATGCCACGCCGATACGAGTAAGTGTTTCACGAACCTTTAAAAAGTCATCTGGTTCGTTTAGTGTAATCTCCAACATAGTTGTTGGGGACCATTCTATTACATTATTTTCTTCCACCTTTACTCACCTTCTTTTCTATTTCTTTTATTTGCTCAGGTGATAAGAGTGTAAGAGCTTGTTTAGCTTCATCATTACTGTAGCCATAATACTCTTTTACCACTTCAATATCACGTACCAAGTCAGGTTTGTTCCATTTCGAAAAGCGTTTCCGCTTCCTGACAATATTTATAAGAAAATGAAATTGAAGCTTTTTGTCGAGATGAGCATACATATTCATCTCATTTGCTATAGCTACGGTGTCTGAAAAGTAAGATAGACCACGATTCACCATAAAACCGTTGTATTGCTTTTCAGTTATATCGTCAATCATTATATCTTCTTTGGTGAAGTTGATTGCGTTTAAATAATCAAATGGACTCATAACGCACGTACAACATTTTGCATACGCATAACATCAAGTGCAATGTCGTGGCGTGGATCGTGATGAATAAATGATTGGGCACAGCCATCGGGCATAAACTTATTATCTATGTCAGATCCCCATAACAATCCATCGAGGAAAGATCGAGTATCTCTTACGTTCCACCATGGATATGGTATTCCTTTATCACAAGCATACAGGAGCTTTTCCATAAGAACTGGATCAAACATATTACCACGTGTGTATACACGCCGCATATCCATTCCTTGTGTATATTCTGTCATAAAGTTCCAAAGGTTAGAAATAGATACGTCACTCGGTGAAGGCTTGAGTTGCTGTTGAGCCTCTTCTGATTGCTTTCCCCACCATTCTAGCGTAGACTTATCGATCTTTCTATTAAACTTCTTTACTTGTTCCTCCACATCAAACTTAATAAAAGCTGTGTTTTCTACTAAGTCATCATAGTTATAAGGATCTAAAGCATAGTTACTTTCATTGAAACGAAGAATAGCAAGAGATACTGCTACTCCAGTATACTGATTGCCTAACGTTTCAAAATCATATATGATACAATCATCCATTATTTAAAATCCACGTTTGCCATGATCTCTGTCATACACGCTACAACATTGAGTTCATGGTCTGCCACAAAGGCGTCTTTGTATTGATAGTCTGCAAGGATAAGAACGAGTTGTGGAATAGATCGAGATTCTATGTATTCATTCATATTGTCATATAGACCACGAAAGATTCCTACAGTATCTTGGTCCATATTGTTTACGACCCAAGACCTCATCTTCTTGAAATTCTTTTCTTTTAAACTGGCAGAAAGGTCAGCAAATCCAGTTCTGCTAGAATTAGTATCACTGCCATCAATACTACTCCCACCAATACTGCGTCGTTGTCCTTCATTTATTACTCTTCTCCAGTCTGGAGCGTATTTCATAATCAGATCAGCTACTGCTTTCGAATCATAAGATACACCTTCTTTATCTAATATGTATACGAAACGCTTATAGAATTGAGCTGCTATATCAGCCAAAGCTTTCTTTGACGTATTGAATTCATATACACCACATCGAGAATGTAGTGGTTCAATGACACGATTCTTAAAGTTACATGTTAGAATAAAACGACAGTTATTTGCAAACTCTTCCATGAAACCACGTAGAGCTGGCTGTGTCGATTGTGGATTGAGATAATCAGCCTCATCAAGGATGATAACTTTATATCCACCTTGTAAGGATACAGATGAAGCAAATTGTTTTATCTTGCCTCGTAGTGTATCGATGTTGCCTTCTTCGGAACCATTGATCACTATGTAATCAAGATCCAGCTCATTGCACATAGCACGAGCGATTGTAGTCTTACCAAGACCAGCGGTACCAGTTAGCAACATGTTAGGCATGTCACCGGTATCGACTATTTTTTGAAATGTATTTTTCAAGTCTGCAGGTAAAATAGTATCGGCCACTTTTTGCGGCCGGTACTTTTCAACCCATAAAAAATCTTTAGTCATTTGCTTTCCTCATAATGTAATAATAATATTCTAAACCAATTTTAAGCAAATGTAAACTATTCAGATTCGGCAGCCTCTTCTTCATCACGCTGTTCTGCAATTTGAATAAGCTGGATGCACTGGTCTCGTAGTGTACCAATAGTGCTGAGCTCTTCGCCTTTGAATCCACCGCGTTGTGTAATAGCATCAATGACAGCTACTGCTGAACGGCTAACTCGGTTACTTAGATCATAAACCTGTTCGTGATCTGACATAATAATCTCCTATTAATCTTTATAAGTTGAGGACTTTTCGAGGGCTACCCAATACTTTAAGTCCATATCATCTGAAGTACTGGTGAACTGTGATATAAGCTTCGATGATATTTCTACTTTGTAGTCAGATGGAATCATACGAAGGTTACTAATGTTTAAAATGAAATTAAAGTCTTCCGACTTGTATTCTCCATCAACATCAATGGAGTAAGTATTCGATGTACTGTTACTTGTGTCTACAACCGTAAGTGTAACCACGCCGTTTGAACCAGTAATCGATACCTCGCTGTGACCAAGTGCTGAAGCCGCACGTTTCAAGTTGGCCAATGTTGTTTGATCCAAAGTAAAGGTAACTTCAGGATCTGGCATAACAATAGGCTTGCTTGGAGACGTAAGCATTTCTGTATCTGAAAAGAAATACTTAATCTTAGCTCTACCAGATGTATCACCAATAGTGGCAAATTGATCGTCAAGTTTTAGGTTTGCCGCATCAAATAAATTTACAACCGATAAGAATTCTGATAGATCGTAGATGCCAAAGGTACGATCAAATTCTTCCGGTACAGTTGCCTGAGCAAGAATGTTCTTGGCTTCAGACATAGTCATAACAGACTTTCCTGGATTAATCACTAGGTTAGGATTAATCGAAGAAAAGTTCTTCAAAGTTTGCATAGTAAAGCTGGATAGTTCCATTATCAATTTCCTTTTAGTTTACTAAAATTCTTCTCTTTGTGAAACTCGAGTTTGTTTTCGAACTTCCCTTCAAGAATATCACCCTTATGAGAAATAACAAACACGTTAGTATCGTCATCTAATGTGTGTATTATCTTCATAAGATTGTCAACGCCTTCATAATCTAAAGATGAATCAAATGTTTCATCTAAGATAAGCAGGTTAGTTGCAACTGAGTTCTTCATCTTGGCTATCATACGCCAAGTAAAGAGTAGAGCCAGATCGATACGCTGTTTCTCACCCTCGGAAAACGAGTCGTAAGTAAAAGCATCGCGATGTCTGGATCGAATAGTTTCTGAGAATGCTTCGTCCAAGTGAAAGGACACGAAGAAATCTAGAACTTGTAAGTATTGATTTACGAGTTTATTTATAACTGGTAAATACTGTTTAATTATTTTTGTTTTGATTCCTGTATCTTTGAGCATTTCAAGTATAACACTATTATAACTCAAAGACTCGTTAAAGTACAATCTTTTTTCAAATAAATCGTCTTTTTTTCCTTTTAATATATCAAGGTCAGATTTAGACTTAGCTACATCACCGTCGTTGCCACGTATCTTTGTTATGGCTGTGGTGATATTTTGTATCTGTCCTTGTAAACGTACGATTTCTCGATTGTTAGAAGATATAGATGATGTTTTGTTTCTTATATCTTCTGAAGTACTAGTAAGCTCGTCTAAAGCAGATTCCACAATGGTGGCCTGATCACCTACATCATCCAAAGCTTTTTGTATTTCTGCTGCTTTGGTCTTAGCTGTTGAAAGTTTTGTGGATCGTAGGTCCGAATCAATATCTTGAGAGCACGTTGGACATGTATCATTTTCCTCGTAAAACTTTGTTTCTTTGACGAGTGTAGAGATCTTTTGATTAAACTCTGCTTTGTACTGTAACAGTGCTTGTTTCTTATTATGATTCTTTTTAAGGTTTTCGTGTAAGCCGATCGAGCTTTTGTCAATCTCATCTGAAAAAGTAGCATTACTTGTTTGCAATGATTGTATATCGTCATTGACTTCTTTTATCTCAAGTTCTTTACTTTCAATCTGATCGTTACTTAGGCTTTCAACTTCCTTTATGTATTTTGATTGTAAGTCAATCTTTTCTTTTGCAAGTTCTAAATCATATTCGGTAGACTTTATGTCTTCTTTCAGTAAACTATTCTTTTCCTTTAGAATATTATTCATCTTAGAGAATACATTAATGTCCAGAAGATCCTCGATAACATCACGCCTAGCGCCGGCTGCAAGTTGCATGAAGGGAATGAAGGAGGAACTGCCAAGCACAACGATCTGGTGAAAGCTCTTATGATTGAGCTTGATGATGTTTTGCTCGAGGATCTTCTGGTACTCTTTAGAATGAGAGGACTGATTTATCATAGTCCCATCTTTCCAAATCTCGAATATGTTTGGCCTGATACCACGAACGATTTTATAGTTCGAACCAGACACGTTAAATTCAACTTCAACTACACAATTCTTATTATTAATCGAATTAAGAAGTTGAGGCTTACTAATATTTCTATGTGCTTTACCAAATAACGCAAATGCTAGAGCATCAAGCATAGTTGACTTGCCTGCGCCATTATGGCCTACAACGAGTGTAGTCTTTGACTCACTAAAGTTTACAGTGGTAAAAGCATTTCCTGTAGAAAGGAAATTTTTCCACTTTAGGGTTGTAAATGTAATCATGCTATTTCGAGTGTCTGTGCTTCCACATATAGATCATTCATTTCTTTTTTGATACGATCTTTATCCAACTCTGTCTCCACGTTATCAATGTATGTATTAACGAGAGATGTTGTATCTTCGAGAGATACGTTTTCATCTTCTACGTTACTTCCAATAAATTCTGAGAAATTGTCTTGAATCTTAAGTTCATGTATTCCCCTATTCTGTATTCTATCAACAAATC